TAAAAAATGAATGAAATGAATATTACTGATGCAAAGTATCTATATCACACCAATGATGAAGAAACTATTAAGGTTGCAATTTCAGCAACCATTGATGGTGAGAATATAACTGTTGCTGTTAATGCGGAGGGTAACAGGCATTACAATGAAATCATGCGCCAAGTAGAAGCAGGCACACTAACCATTGCAGACGCAGAATAAATAAAGAGAAACACAGGAAACGATAGATGGCAATTTCTAAAATTATATTAAACAGCCAACACAAAGATAATGTTGAGTTTACTGGAACTGAAGCGGTTCGTATAACTCAAGGAACAACCGCAGAAAGAGCAAATGCTCAAGCTGGCGATCTTCGTTTCAATTCTACCACATCATTGATGGAGTATTATGATGGGGTTCGATGGAAGTCTATTGACTCACCACCAGTAATCAGTTCTGTATCTCCTCAATACTTTGGTGCTGCTGGGGAAACGATCACTATCACAGGCGGTAATTTTCAGTCTGGTGCAGAAGTATATTTAATTGGCCAAGATTCAACTGAATATAAAGCATCTGTTGTCACTGTAAATAGTTCAACATCTATAACATTTACCACTACATCTGCAATGAATACTGCTGGTGGGGCTAATGATTTATTTGGTGTTAAAGTTGTAAACACCACATCAAGTCTGACCGCAACTCTAACTGATGCCTTGGATTATGGTGCAGATGCTGTTTTCACAACATCTCAAGGTTCTATTGGTAACATTTATGATATTGATCGTGGTGATAAAACTTTTACTATTGGTGCAACTTCTATTGATTCAGACGATACAATTTCACTTGCAGTAACTAGTGGTTCGCTTCCTACTGGAATGTCTATGAACACTTCTGGTGTGATTAGTGGAACACCATCTCAAGAGACTGCTGGATCCAGTTCCACATATAATTTTACAGTTACAGCAACGGTGACTGGAGAAATAGAAACATTTACTTCTACTAGAAATTTTTCTATAACAGTCTTTGGACTAATTGCTACCACATATGATGTAACAGGTGATGATCGAGATGGTGCATTGAATGTATTCACAATCCCTGCTGGTTTAACAAAACTTCAAACAAAAATGTGGGGTGGCGGTGGCGGTTCATATTATGATGGATCAGGAAATAACGGACAAGGTGGTTCTGCTGGATTCACTGATACTACATTTAATGTTTTAAGTGGAGAGGCATATTATACAATCATTACTGCCGGTGGCGGTGGGGCTAATGCTCGTGCCGGATATGGCGGTGGTGGTGGCGGCGTCAATGGTGGTTCTGCTGGTGGTGGAGCTTCCATGATTTTATCTGGCAATATTTCTACTCCATTTCTTCAACAAGATAGTTATGGCATAGGCAACCTCAACTCTGAACCCAGTTCGACCACAAGTTCATTAAGTCCTGTTACTGGTGTAATCGCTGTTGCCGGTGGTGGTGGCGGTGGCGGTTGGTATGTTATCAACAATCAACACGGCGGTAACGGTGGTGGACTTACTGGTGGTGCTGGTTCTGGATATTGGGGAACTGGAACAACTCCAGGCGGCACACAAACCGCTGGTGGGTCTGGAAAACCATATTCACAAGGTGGGTCGTATCTACTTGGTGGTAATGTCACAAATAACGCATCAAACGGCGGTTCTGGCGGCGGCGGTGGCGGCTTCTATGGTGGTGGTTGTTGGCAGGGTTCTACTGGTGGCGAGAACAACGGCGGAGGCGGTGGTTCTGGTTTTGCTGGTTATGTTGATGGAACATCATCGACAGTATTGACTGCAACAGGTTCTTACTCATCTTATACAGATACAACCACAAGAACAAACGGTGATAGAACATACACAAATACTAGTATTATAAGAAGTGCAGACAGATCAACCACGGCCGCCGGAACAAGTGATTCGTATTACAGTGGAACTATCGGTAATGGTGCTGCTATTGGAAGTAACGCTGCTGGTTCTCCTGGCAGAGTTGTGGTTATTTACTAATTAAAATCGCATATATCTTCCAAAGAGGTATTTTTCAATCATCGAACACACAATCCTTATAAATAGAAGGAAGAAGGAGACTGTGTTCGATGGCAACAATTTCTAATTTATTCATAGACCAAGATGCTGATTTCACTACTACAGTGACAATCAACGATAGCACTGGTTCTGCACTTGATTTGACAAGTTACACTGCACTTGCGATGATTCGTAAGACTTATCAATCGACAACTGCAACAACTTTCACATCTACATTTGAATCGCCTAGAACATTAGGTCAAATCACAATCTCACTAACAGACACGCAAACCGCCGCTCTTGAAGCTGGACGATATGTTTATGACTTGGTCATAACAGATGCGTCTGGTTCTAAAACAAGGGTGGTAGAAGGTATTGCAACTGTAAACCCAAGCGTATCAAGGTAGAACTATGGCAATCACTGCAACAGTAAATACTAGAAGAAGTGTGGTGGGTTCTGTATCACAGGGAAACCAACCACAAGTAACTCGTGTAACAGTGCCAGGCCCCAAAGGGGATACTGGTGCTCAGGCATCTGCTGCGTCAATTCAACTCTCTGCACTATCTGATGTTGATGTAACATCTTTTTCAGTGCAAGATGGTTCTTTGTTGCAATGGAGAGCATCTACTCAAAAGTGGACTGCCAGAAACGAACTTGATACAACCACTGGAAATCTCGTTTTGAGCGGTGGAAGTTTTTAACAAATAGGAAGATAAAAAATGGCATTAACATTACAAATCAAAAGATCTACTGGATCAGTAGCGCCATCATCCCTTGCAGACGGTGAACTCGCCTATACCCACGGCAACGAGAAATTCTATATCGGTGATGGTTCTACAGTAAAACTAATCGGTGGTAAGGCGTATAACGACCTTATCGACCATACCGCTGGAACTCTGACTGCTGGTTCTGCTATCCTTGTTGATAGTAACAAAGCAATTGATGATTTCATTGTTGGTAACAACTCAACAACTGGTGGTTCGATGAAGTTCAAAGAAGGAACTTCAAACGGAACAGATCATGTTGCTCTTAAAGCACCAAACTCACTAGGTTCTAGTGTAACCTTTACACTACCAAGTGCAGACGGTTCTGCTGGTCAGTTCCTTACAACGAATGGTTCTGGTGAACTATCTTTTGGAACAGTAACACAATCACTTTCAATTGCTGCTGACACTGGTTCTAACGATTCGGTATCTACTGGTGAGACAATTACCTTCGCTGGTGGAACTGGTATTGATACCACAGTAACAAACAATCAGATTGCAATTGATATTGATTCAACAGTTGCAACTCTTACTGGTTCTCAGACACTTACCAACAAAACAATTGATACTGCGAATAACACTATTACAATTTCTGAAGCAGACATTTCAGATCTAGGTTCTTATATCGAAAATATTACTGGTGAGAGTATCGGTGATCTTTCTGATGTTACTATTACTTCTGCCGGTTCGGGCGATTTCATTAGATATAATGGAACAGCTTGGGTAGACTCAACTATTCAGAATAGTGACATTTCTCAAGGTGCAGTTACACAACACGAAGCAGCATTGTCTATCACTGAATCGCAGATTAGTGATTTACAATCATACTTAACTGCTGAGACAAACGACTTGTCTAGTGTTGTTACTTGGGCAAATGTGCCAGACGCAAATATTACACAAAGTTCTGTAACACAACATCAGGCTGCACTTTCGATTGCAACCACACAGTTGACAGGAACAGTAACTAACGCACAACTTGCTGGTTCAATCACAAATGCGAAACTTGTAAACAGTTCTGTAACAATCGGTTCTGACACAGTTGCATTAGGTGGAACTCAGACAGACTTGAATGGTATCACTTCACTTGATGTTGATAATATTACAGTCGATGCAAATACAATTTCAACCACAGACACAAACGGTGACTTGACACTTGCTCCAGACGGAACAGGAACAGTCACAGTTCCTTCTGGTTATGAGGGTCGTGCTGGATTTGGTTCAGACTCGCTCGTAAACAAGTCTTATGTTGACAGTGTTGCAAACGGACTAGATGTTAAAGAATCAGTTCGTGTCGCTACAACTGCTGACTTGTCTGCAACATACGCTAACGGTGCAGGCACATTGACTGCAAGTTCTAACGGTGCAATCGTTATTGACGGTGTAACACTTGTATTGAACGACAGAGTTCTTGTTAAAGACCAAACTACACAGACTGAAAACGGTATCTATAAGGTAACAACAGTTGGTTCTGGTTCTGCTGCATTTGTTCTTACAAGAACACCAGATGCAAACGATGCCGCCGAACTCACTGGTGGTGTGTTCACATTCGTTGAAGAGGGAACTGCAAACGCTGATAACGGTTATGTTGCAACTCACAACGGAACACCAACATTTGGAACAACGAATATCACATTCGATCAGTTCTCTGGTGCTGGACAGATTTCTGCTGGTAACGGTTTAACAAAAACTGGTAACACTATTGATGCAGTAGGAACTGCAAACCGTATCTCTGTTAGTGCAAATGCAATTGACATTGCTTCAACATATGTTGGACAATCATCTATTACTACTTTGGGAACTGTCGCAACTGGAACATGGAACGCTGATACAATCGGTATTGCATACGGTGGAACAGGATTGACTTCTGTTGCAAAGGGTTCTGTCCTTGTTGCGAACTCTGCCAATACTCTGTCTGCACTTGACGGTGGCGGCGTTGATGATGGTATTCTTTTCTATACTGCAAACACTGACACACTTTCTTTTGCAACGAGTATTGATGGCGGCACATTCTAAGTAGTCATATAGGAGAACTTCGATATGGCTATTGCTATCAGACCAAAACGCTCGGAGACGGCACTATCAGTTCCTTCAGCGAGTGATTTAGAGGTTGGTGAACTTGCTATTAACATTGCTGACCAGAAGATCTATACCAAGACTTCTGGCGGCACTGTTGTAGAAGTTGCAAGTGCATCTAGTGGTGGCGGTAGCGGTGAAAATGTATCGTGGAGTATCACACAATCTTCACATGGATTTGCTGTTGCAGATGTGGTATACTATAACGGCACTAGTTATGCAAAAGCACAAGCAGATGACGATGAGACATTAGGTTTATTTGTTGTATCTGCTGTTGCAGACGCAAATACTTTTACTGCAACCTTTTCTGGTAAGATAAGTGGACTAACTGGTTTAACTGCTGGACAATATTATTATTTGTCTACAGGAACGGCCGGACTACTTACATCCACATTACCAACATCTGGTTACAGTAATCCATTGTTGTTTGCATTAAGTTCTACAGAGGGAGTTGTTCTTCCCTTTAGACCATCAGAAGTTGGTGGTAGTGGTATTCTTGCTATTTCAGATGGTGGAACTGGAGCATCAACTGCTGCAGGCGCAAGAACAAATTTGGATGTATATTCAACAACGGAAACAAGTGCTGTCGTTTCAGCATTTGCGATTGCATTGGGGTAAGATATGGCAGGCTCATCAAAAATAAAAGCACTTACATCTTCTGATGCAAATACATTGGCAGGGCAACCTCATAGTTATTATCTAGACGCAAATAACTTTACAAATATGCCTCCCTCTGATTTATCTGGCGATACAACGCCGCAGTTGGGTGGCAACCTTGACTTAAACTCAAACAATGTTACTGGAACTGGTAACATAAATGTTACTGGAACAATTACTGGAACATCTTTCTCAGGCCCACTCACAGGTAATGTTACAGGTAACGCTGACACAGCAACAACACTTGCAACCGCAAGAAATATTGCTGGAGTGAGTTTCGATGGTAGTTCTGATATTAGTCTTGCATCATCTAATCTAAGTGATGGTTCAAGTCTTGCAACATTGACTGATACACAGACACTAACAAACAAGACAATCAACCTCTCAAGTAATACTTTGAGTGGCACAACTGCCCAATTCAATACTGCACTATCTGATGGTTCGTTTAGAATTGGTTATCAGGCTGGAGAGATTATTGAAACGATTGCTTGTATGTGTGATGGTTCAACTGTATCAGTTCAATCTGGTAATTATACTATTACGAATTGCACTGCTGCTCAATCATCAACTGCATCCCATGTAGTAATGACAGGAAGTGAAATTGACTATACGCCACCAACTGGAACAAAAAGAGTTTTATATAGATACAATTTCAAATTTGCAACAACTGGTTACTCTGGTATTTCTCACTTTAAGATTCAAGTAGACGGAACAGATGTTATTCCCTCTTCTCGACAATATTCATCCAACTATGCATCAACGAATTGGAATCATGGTAATTTTGAATTTGGTGTTGAATGGGTATTTGATTGTAATGCTTCAAGTGATGATGCTGCAAACGGAAAGTTTACCAGTTGGACTACTGCAAAAACACTTAGAGGAACTCACAGACATTATGGCGGTGGATATTCTCATAGTTTACATCTAAATGAGTGGTGGGATGGCGGCGGCGCTACTGGTGCCAGGAACGCCCCAATAAAACCATTTTTATACATACAGGCAATAGCGTAATGAGGACAGATATAAATTCAATGACAGACGCAGAAAGAGAAGTTGATAAAAATCGTGCTTACGCATATCCAGTTATATCAGATCAATTAGATATGTTATGGCACGCCATAGATGCAAACGAGACTTTGAAAGTTCAGTTTGCAGACTTCTATAATGCGATTAAAGCGGTAAAGGATGCCTATCCTAAAGTGGATGCATAAATACTGTAAAAGGATGAAATAAATGGCAACACCTACAACAAGAACAGATTTTAAGGAATGGTGCTTAAGGAGTCTAGGTAAGCCTGTAATCGAAATCAATGTTGATCCAGATCAAGTTGAGGATAGAATAGACGAAGCACTACAATACTTTTCACAGTATCATTATGATGGTATCGAAAGAGTATATCTGAAATATCAGATTACCGCTTCTGACATCACTCGTGCAAGAGCAAACGATGCTGGAACAGTTGCAACAGATGTTGATGGTTCAACAACTGCAACTTGGTATGAGCAGAAGAACTATATTCCAGTTCCAAGTTCTATCATGTCTATCGTAAAAGTATTTCCTTTGACTGATAAACAGGCATTGAATATGTTTGACATTCGTTATCAGTTGAGATTGAATGATCTGTATGACTTCAGTTCAACATCTGTAATTCACTATGAAATGACAATGCAACACTTGGACTTCTTGGATCATATTCTTATTGGCGAAACTTCTATTAGACACAATCAACATCAAAATAGATTGTATTTGGATGCAGACTTTCAGACAGACTATGTAGAGAATGATTGGTTGATTATCGAATGTTATCGCAAACTCGATCCTGCTACATACTCAGATGTATGGGATGACATCTTCTTGAAGAAGTATGCAACTCAGTTAATTAAGAAACAATGGGGTGCAAACCTTTCTAAGTTTCAAGGTATTCAGATGTTGGGTGGTGTTGCACTCAATGGTGAACAACTATATACTCAGGCTCAAGAAGAGATTGACAAACTAGAAGAACAAATTCAACTTGCATATGAGTTGCCTCCTATGCATATGATAGGGTAAGTTATGCCAACAAATGTTTACTTTGATACAGGAACACGCCCAGAGCAATATCTCTATGAAGACTTAATCATAGAGCAGTTGCGTATCTATGGGCAAGATGTATACTATATTCCTCGTAAACTTGCAGGCACAGATTCTATTTGGCAAGAAGACATTAGTTCATCTTTTGAGTCTTCGTATTTAATAGAGATGTATATGGAAACAATTGATGGGTATGAGGGAGAAAAAGAACTCATGTCCAAATTTGGTTTAGATATACAAGACGATGCAACCTTTGTGGTTTCTAGAAGAAGATGGGAACAGTTCGTTTCTATTGATAATAACATTATCGAATCTTCTCGCCCGAATGAGGGAGACTTGGTTTACTTTCCAAAAGCAAACAAGTTATTTGAGATTACTTTTGTAGACAAGGATGACCCTTTCTACCAAGTTCATAATCTACCTACATACAAACTAAAGTGTAAAACTTTTGAGTATGGTTCAGAGGTTATGGATACTGGCATCACTGAAATTGATGCTGTTGAAGAAGATTTTTCTTTGGATCAATTGGCACACCAAATGACTTTAGAGGATGGAACTGGTTCTCTACTATTAGAGAATGCTGTAGAAGATGCAGAGGCGTCCTATATAATACTAGAAACTTATAATATTGCAACAATTGATAAGAACTCGCAAAACGATGACTTTGAACTTGCAGATGATAATATATTAGACTTTACCGAATCTAATCCATTCGGTGATGCTGGGATGAGATAATTATGATTGGACAACAATTTTACAACGAATCAACACGAAATGTCGTAGTGGCATTTGGAACATTATTCAACAAAATTCAGTTGAATAAGAAAGATGCGTCTGGAAATATTATTCAGACAATGAAAGTTCCACTTGCATACGGCCCAAAACAAAAATGGTTAGCGAGACTTACAGAAGACCCTAACCTAAACAAACCCACAGCGGTAACATTACCTCGTATTGGGTTTGAGATTTCTGGTATCTCTTATGACTCTACCAGAAAACAGAACAAAATTTTGAAAGTAAAAAAGGTTCTGGATGGAACAGATAGTTCACAGTTGAAATCTGGTTATATGCCTGTTCCTTACAATGTAAACTTTGAGTTATATGTTCTTGCAAAGAACTCTGATGATGCACTACAGATTGTAGAACAGATTCTTCCTTACTTTCAACCAGAATATACGGTGACTTTGAGAGAAGTTCCAGAATTAGAAATTATTCGTGATGTTCCAATCGTATTGAACAGCATTGGTTATGAAGATGATTATGAAGGAGACTTTACAAGTAGAAGAAGTATTATTTACACTTTGTCATTCACTGCAAAGTATTACTTGTATGGCCCTGTTACTTCTACGAATACTATTCGCAGTGTTCAAGTGGATCAGTATGCAGATATGCCTGTTAATGCTCCTGCTAGAGAACAGAGATATACTGTCACACCAGAACCAGTGAGTGCTGCTGCGACAGAATTTGACCCAGATGATGATAACTTTGGATTTAACGAAACTTCATCTTTCTTTGAAGATGCCAAAGAATATAATCCAACAACTGGTCAAGATGAATAAATATAGGTAAAGAATTTAGGATAAACGCAAATGGCAATTAGAAAAATTAGTTCCAGATCACTTGGAGATTCACAAGTTGATACAACAGATATTGCTGACGGTTCAGTTGACTTAGTAAAACTATCTGCAACTGGAACAAAAGATGCAACAACATATCTTCGTGGGGATAACACATTCTCTGCATTATCTACTACACTTGCTGGACTAGATGATGCAACGGTTTCTGCATCAGATCCAAGCCCCACTTCAAATAAAACACCAGTAGGTCATGTTTGGATAAACTCTACATCTGGTGAATCATATGTTCTTACTGACGCAACAACTAACGCAAATGTTTGGAAAAACATTGGTGATGGAACTGGAGCAGTGGAATTGCCGGTTATTGACGCCTTTGTTCTTGCTGGTGGCGGCGGCGGAGGTGGAACTGACTCTGATGCGCCAGGCGGTGGCGGTGCAGGCGGTTATCTTTATTCTACAAACATAACATTACAAGCCGCAACAACATATTCAATCACGGTTGGAACAGGTGGTGCTGGTGGGGTTGGTAAAAATTATGGTTCTGATGGTGGCGACTCTATCCTATCGGGAACAGGAATAACGACATTAACTGCTATTGGTGGCGGCGGCGGTGGCCACCCAGAAGGTGGAGCTGGAACTGGTGATCATGGCCGTGATGGTGGTTGTGGTGGTGGTGCTGGTTCTGGGACTGGTTCTGGACAACCAGGCGGTTCTGGAACTGCTGGGCCTCCAATACAAGGTTATGATGGAGGCGACTCTGTTAATTCACCAAGCAAAGAAGGTGGAGGTGGCGGTGGAACTGCTGAGGCTGGAAATACTGATGGACAAAGATATGGCGGCGATGGTATAAGTAATTCTATAACTGGTTCTCCTGTCACATATGGCGGTGGTGGCGCTGGTGGTATTTTTAGTTCTTCAACACAGGCATTTGGAGGTGACGGTGGTGGTGCAAATACAGCATCATCAACAAACTCAAATGGACAAAATGGAACTGATGGACTAGGTGGCGGTGGTTCTGGTGCTATGCGCTCTGCTGGCGGTGGATCGTGGAACGGCGGCGATGGTGGTGATGGAGTTGTTATTATAAGGATTCCAACTTCATCGTATTCTGGGGTAACTGTAACTGGTTCACCACTAGTTACAACTGATGGAACTGATACAGTAGTTAAATACACTGGTAACGGAACATTTGTAACGGCATAATAGGAAAGAACATGGCATATTGGGCAAAAGTATTAAATGGTAAGGTTTTGAATGTTAGTGTTGGAGATAATGCTCCAATTGACAATACTGTTGGCGCTTGGTTTGAGTATTATAAACCATGCGATGGAACACAGACACAGAAGTATAATCAGGCATATATTGGAGGAAATTACGATAAAGGTGAAGACGCATTTTATGATCCTCAACCGTATCCATCATGGACATTAGATGAAAATTTCAAGTGGCAACCTCCTATAGCAGGCCCAGTTAATGGTGGTGCAAATTGGAATGAAGAAACCCAAACTTGGGATGCAGTAGAGTGATAATATGTCTAATCAGACTGATATTCTAGATAATGTTCTTGGTGTTACAGATGTTGTGGAAACAACGACAAGAGAAGTAACGCCTCCGAAACCAGTTCTTGTTCCAGAAACAAAACTGAATGAAGAGGACATTGACAATGATTATAAATATCAGAGAGAAAACTTTTATAATCTGATAGAAAGAGGACAGGATGCAATTGATGGTATCCTAGACCTTGCAAGAGAATCAGAACATCCTAGAACCTATGAGGTTGCTGGGAACTTGATAAAACAGGTTGCAGAAGTCACAGAAAAACTTGGAGACTTACAATCAAAGATGAAGAAACTCAAAGAAGTTCCTAACTCTGCACCAAAGAATGTAACAAACGCATTATTTGTGGGAAGCACAGCAGAACTACAGAAGATGTTAAAAGGAAAAGAATAAGATGCCATTGACACGAATCAAGAACACGGCCATTGGTGATGATGGCATTACAACCAGAAAACTGGATGATACCGCTGGTGGTTTGACACTGCCTGGCGTAGAGTATGTAAAAGTTCCAGTAGGAACAACTGCACAACGACCTTCAAGTCCAGCAAATGGTTATATGAGATATAACACAGATTTTGAAAGACTAGAACAATATGCAGATGGACAGTGGCAATCTATTGATACACCCCCATCTATTACATCTCTTTCTTATTCTGGTTCTCTTACTGCCGCCGATCCTGCTGGTGGAGAAACAATTACACTTGCTGGTTCAAACTTTCAGGCTGGTGCAACAGTGACAGTCGGTGGAACT